AAAAGAGATAGGAAAAACACATACTATCTGTACATGGCAGTCACTAAACAACATGATGAAGAAAACTCAATCAGGTGAAGCAGAAATTCCAATTGGGGAATTCATTGAAGATGTTGTGTGCGTTATGGTAGACGAAGTACATATGGCTAAAGCAGACGCACTTAAAACATTAATGACAAGTGTATTTGCACATGTACCTATTCGTTGGGGTTTAACAGGAACTATTCCTAAAGCTAAGTTTGAATCGCAGTCATTGTTTGTTAGCATTGGTCCAGTTATCGGTAAACTATCTGCAAGTGAACTACAAGAAAAAGGTGTTCTTGCACAATGTCACGTTAACATTGTTCAACTGAAAGATGATGTAGAGTTTAGTAACTATCAATCAGAACTAAAATATTTAACCGAAGATGGTAAACGACTAGATGCCATTTCACAATTAGTAGCAAAAATTAAAGAGAGTGGAAACACATTGATTCTTGTAGATAGGATCAGTGCAGGAAAAGAATTACAGCGTAGACTAAGTGATATCTTTAGTCTATTGAAGGATGCACCTGATGTTGCATTTGTGTCAGGTAACACTAACTTAACAGAACGGAAAGAAGAATACGATGACTTTGCGACAGCGACTAACAAAGTTTTTATTGCGACTTACGGCGTCGCCGCTGTTGGAATTAATATTCCTAGGATCTTTAATTTGGTTCTTTTGGAGCCTGGTAAATCGTTTGTTAGAGTTATTCAGTCAATAGGTCGTGGTATCCGTAAAGCAGAAGATAAAGACTTTGTGCAGATTTGGGATATTACAAGTTCATGCAAGTTTGCAAAGAGACACCTCACGCAACGCAAAACATTTTATAAAGAAGCGAACTACCCGTTTGATCTTGAAAAACTAACATATAAGTGATACTATATAATTATGAACATTTTAACATTGGATAATCAACCATACAATTTAGAGAATTTACCTGAAGAAATAGACGATTTGCGGTTTGCTATCTTAGACAATTCAAATCCTGCTAACGTAGATTATCATTACATACCTCTAATCTTTTTAGAATCGTTTAGTGCTCCCGCATTAGTTTTACGCATAGGCAATAGTACAATCAAGATGCCAGTAGATTGGCAGATATTAATTGGTGAACAGGATCACGGTGACTTAGAGACATTACCTCTTACTAGTATCAATGACAGAGGCTTTAATGCGTTTGAGTTTAATCCTCTTACAAGTTTTAGTCCTAGCTTTTTACCTATTGAGATTGTAGACATTTACCATGATGTAACATGGTATGCACCTCGATTAAAGAACGGACAGTTTTTATGTGTACCCATTGATGACGGTAATAAACCTAGATGCGTTTACTTTGTAAAAGAGATTAGTAGAAATTGTGAGATTGTAGATTATAGTCAGGCATTCTAATGGCAACTAAGAAACCAGCAACACCAATAGACGAGAAATTTGATAGTCAAGATTTTGACTTGTTTGATGCACTAGCGGCTTTAGACAAGAAAGACTATGGCTTCTATGATAGACTGAGTCCTGAACAACAAAAGAAGTTTGTGCCATACATGATGTTGTTGTGGATGAGTGCAATCAAAGGTAGTGAAGGTGTGCAAAGATATTACATCATGGCTACCAACGAATATGCTAACAAATATTTCTTTAATGAACATGTACAAAAACATCCTAAACTGCAATGGTTAATGTTGTGTGCGGCAAGTCCGGGATTAGGTAAGCAGTTTCATCAGTGGATCCCTAACATTAAAGAACGTGTGAGCAAACTACAAGAGCCTGCTAAAATCAAAGACATTAAAGAATACTATAAGAAGATTTATCCTAAAGCGGGTGTTGATGACATTCAAGCAGTAAGTGAAGTATTTGTTGAAGAACACAAAAAGAAATGTTATATTGCTAGTAAGTTCCCCAACATGAAGTTTGATGATATTGAATTGTTGTCTAGTTTAGTAACAGATAAGGAAATCGCAGAATATGAAAGAGAAAGTGGAAACGGATAAGCCAATCAAATATGGCTGTGAATTCTGTAAACGTGAATTTGCACGTGAGTCCACTGTAGCTAAACATATATGTGAATACAAACATCGTTGGCTAGAAAAAGACAGACGAGGCAATCAACTAGGTTTTCAAGCATGGATGCAGTTCTATAAAAAGAATACAGGCAGTCGCAAGCACAACACCTATGAAGAATTCATACGTTCAACCTATTATATTGCTTTTGTCAAATTTGGTACATTCTGTGTGGATGTAAACGTATTGAATGTAAGCAGATATGCAGATTGGTTATTAAAGAACCAAATCAAAATTGATACATGGTGTAGTGACAGTACGTATACTAGATATCTGATTGAATACCTAAGACATGAGGATTCAATGGATGCAATTGCCCGAAGTATTGAGACAACTATCGAAAAAGCAGAGACAGAAGGCATTCGAAGTTGTGACTACCTTCGTTATGGCAACCCAAATAAAATTTGCTATCAAGTGACATTGGGTAAAATATCGCCCTGGATGTTGTATCATAGTGACAGTGGTAGCCGTTTCCTAGATACATTAAATCCAGATCATGTTAAAATCATCATAGATTATATAAATCCCGAACAGTGGGCATTAAAATTTAAAAAGAATCCAGATGATGTTAACAGAGTCAAAAACTTACTTACCCAAGCAGGGTACTAAAGTCACGCTTGAGTGGCGTGATGGTCGCAACGATACAGAAGCATGGAATGAAATCTGTGCTTGGACTATCGAACAGTTTGGTATGCCTGGCACTAGATATACATGGCACCCCGAAGAAGATTATATGAACTTCTATTTTCATAAAGAAGAAGATGCTGTTCACTTCATGTTGAGGTGGCTATGAACAGTAAACAAAGACGCAAAGTCGAACGTGCCCACCCTCATCATATTACTATCTATGCTCAACCAAATGAGATATACTTAGAACATGATATAAAAGTAGTAAAGGCATTTGAATGGTGTAAGAAAAAATGCAAAGGTCATGTTGCAAGAATTTACTTTCACGATAAAGCTATATTTAAATTTAGTAATCAAAAGGATGCAATACATTTTGCATTGAAATGGATATGAAGTTACAAATAAGTTGAGGTGGTTGTGAGAAAAAGTTTAGAAAATGATATAGCTGACCACCTTGCCAAACAAATTTCAAAAGAAATTGATGATGGCATTATGGCAGTTATGTTGACTGAGACTGGTTGGACACCTGTTCAATATCATTTCAAAGATAACTATCATGCAAATGATGTTACTTTTTGGTTGTTAGAAAATTGTAAAGGTAAATGGAGACGATTAGGTTCTGAATACTTATTTGAAGATGCAAAAGAAGCTGAGTGGTTTATATTACGATGGATTTGATAATAGAAGAAGGTCGTGTCTACGGTGCAAGGTATTATACTGTACAACCTATGTGGGCTGATTGGAAACAGTTAGAAGACTGGTGTATTTCAGTATTCGGTACAGTGTCTAGTATATGGGATAAAGAACTAGGTCGTTGGTACATGAACGGCAGCAGATTTTGGTTCCGTGAAAAAAAAGATTTAGAATGGTTTATATTAAGATGGACATAGAATACCATTTTAATTACTATGATTGGCAAGCCGGATGGGAAAATACTAATATAGGTTGGTATGAAGTAACAGTTAAAGACGCGGGCACAAGTACCAAGAAGCATGAAGATTGTGTTATATGGCTGTATAATAATATAGATAAACCTGAACGTCATGCTAGATGGGTCAGCTTTTTTGGTAAATCGCATTTTAGATTTAGATATGAACGTGACTATATATGGTTTAGGTTAACATGGGAGTAACATGATAACTATTAAACTCAAAGACTACCTAGATTTAGAAGAACAACTATGGCTTGCTAAGAATATAGGTCCTAGATTACATTACATACACAATAGCATAGGTGGTGAAGGCTGGATAGCTAGAAAAAAATTTGATAACACAGGACGCAACCCATATTGGGAATTAACATTCCAAGATGAAAGATATGCAAGTTTCTTCCTAATAAATTTCCCCCAATAAATATCTTATGATTGATAAACCTCATTTTTGCACTATACCTTGGGTACACTTACATAACTGGCCTGACGGCAGAGTTTTTACTTGTCGTACATCATTGAGAGAATATCATAATTTAGGCAATCTATACAATTCTTCAATAGAAGAAATATGGAATGGTGAAGAGTTAACACAGCTTAGAAAAGATATGATTGATGGCGTACCTAGACCTGATGTATGCGATAGGTGCTATCAAAACGATAAACTTGGCATAACAAGTTTACGCAAATATGCCAACGAACGGTTTTATGACGAGTTCTTAGAACAATCTAAACACGAATTAGTCCCTGCAAAATTATATTATTGGGATTTTAGATTTGACAATACTTGTAGTCAATCATGTAGAACATGCGGTCCGGCCCTAAGTTCATCATGGGTAGAAGATTCATTTAAGATAACAGGTAAAAGACCAATTGGAATTTCACCTATTGTAAAGTTAAATAAAGACAACATAAACACAAAAATAATACAAGAACAAATACCATACGTAAAAGAGATTAACTTTGCAGGTGGTGAACCTATACTCACTCAAGACCACTATTATATATTGAATGAGTTAATAGCTAAAGACAGAGCAAAGGATGTATCGTTTACATACGTTACTAGTCTAACTACGTTGAAATATAAAGACATGAACATGTTAGATGTTTGGCCTAAGTTCAAAGAAGTATCCGTTGGCATAAGTTTAGATGACATAGGTGAACGTGCTGAGTATTGGAGACATGGTATCAAGTGGGATAAATTTGTTAACAATTTAAAATCTGTTAAAGAGTTGTCGTTGAATCATCCTAACATCAAGTTAAATTTCTTTATTACTGTTAGTGTCTTTAACGTAAACCAAATCAGCAAGATAGTAAAATTTTTACAAGACAATAATCTATTAGATCATTCAAATATCATTTACACTTATAGTGTGTTAGGTTATGTTGAATTTTTAGAAATCACTACCTTACCAGAAAATTATAAGAAAGACGTTATTGAACAATTACATGAAGCAAATAGATTATTGGGAGATCATCCTAGTAAAACTAACATTGATGCATTGATATTAAAACTAGCCCAACCTATTACTGATTATGGTCAAGATTTAAAATGCATGGCTTCTATGTTTAAAGAAGACTTTTCCTCTGAAGTTAGCCCCGAAGGTCATAGAAAGAAGGCTGCAAAACATTTTGCAATGCTAGATAAAATTAGAAATGAATCTTTGAAACACATAGCACCGGAATTGTATGACATATACAAAGACTATGGATATGAAGAAGAATACCAAAAGTTTGTACCATTCACTTTATGACAATGAATAGTCCTTTTATCTTAACAAATAATAATAAAATTTTTACTGTATCATGGCCTACGCATGATGATATTAGAGAACCTAACTTGAAAATAAAATTATTAGATTTATTGTTTAATACATTTAAAGCATCTACTGTAGGTTTAGTAATAGAGTTTAACCGCGAAGAAGTAGATATTATGTGGATCAATCAATTTTCATATCAACATCAACCCGAGATTGACCAATATATGCACGATCATTATAAAATTGTAGGTGTAGCATTTCACGATTTGACTAAAGCAGAACAGTTAAAAGATTGGTTAGAAAAAAAATTAGTTTGGAATATATTAAGCGCATGAGTAATATTAATTTAGGGTCGTTTAGACCTGTATATGATGTAATTGAAGTTGTCCCGGATAAAAACATACGAAAGGTAATCAAAAAAGTATGTGTTGAAGGTGTATGGGAAGAGAGAATATTCCTTATCGTAAATGATGGTAGCGACAGAGGCCCCGTACAACAATGGTTAAGTGAACACTATGGCCCTAGCAAGTATGGTATTACTTGGTGGCCAACCTTTACATCGGTGTGTATGCAAGACAAAATATATACACATTGGAAGCTGTGTGAATGACATATAAAGATATATTAACTGACGGTGATGGATATGTAGTACTGGAAGATATCATACCGCACGACCTATTAGATTCATTCTATGCTAGAGTAGATGAATTACAACCTGTTCGTGCTAGTTCTAGTGATAAAATTTATGCAGAAAAAGGTAATATATTAAATCTTCCTGACATTGCAGTTTGGTGGAGCCAATTAGTAATAGATTGGAAAGAAGTAAAAGATATTCATCATATCATTCTTCACACAATTAAAGAATGTATACCAAACAATCAATGGTATGCAAGTGATACAGTGTTTATAGAACCATACAGTAAATGGGTAAATCCACATATTGATACTCCTCATCGTTTTGAGCAATGGACAAAAGATAAACGACTATTGGGCATACAATGTATTGTCCCCTTGTTTGATTTAGACCTGCATAACGGAGCAACCGGACTAGTTCCTAAAAGTCAACTTAAAGATTTCCCGATAGACTTATGCTACAAGGGTTATTATAATGGATATTACAATCGCAACTACATACAGCCTACTGTAAAAAAGGGTAGTGTGTTAATGTACAACTGTAGATTGTTACATTCTAGTATGCCAAATCCCACAGAATCAAAACGCCCAGCTATATTGTTTAATTACCTAGACAATGATATAATTACTGAACTTAGAACTGTGGATAATATTTGGGAATCAAATGAATGACTAGTATTCCAAAACTATTTCAAGATTATGATGACGATGATCCGAATATAGAACAGCGCAAAAAACGCTGGCCTTACTGGGAAGTCTTAAAAAAGATTCGGGTAGAGTTTATGCAATCTAGGACTGAGTTTGACGCATATGATTTTGAAGATTATGTAGAGTCTACTTATGGTATCAAGATGAACCTTGTTGATGGTAATATTACTGACGGTTATAAGATAGTTGATGAAAAGAAATATATAATATTCGTGTTGAAATGGGAATAATAGATGGCAAATGATGTGATGATTGACATTGAAAGTTTGAACACAACACCTGATTGTGTTATACTTACTATCGGTGCAGTAAGATTTGATCCTAGAGGCAACGGAGTTATAGAAAAATTAGAACTACGTCCTACTGTGGAAGATCAAACAGAGATTTACAATAGAAGTATTAATGAAGATACATTACGATGGTGGAGTGAACAGAGCCCCGAAGCACTTGAAGAAGCTATGGGAGACACAGGACGTGTACCATTCGTAGAGTGCATGGAGACTCTTTATAAGTTTTGTTGGAATCGTAGGGCTGTTTGGAGTAACGGCGCACCTTTTGATTTGGTCGTAATGGAACATGCATGGCGACAAACAAGTGACAAGCCTAATCCTATACCATGGCCTTTCTGGACAATGCGTGATACACGAACATTGTGGGAAATAGCAGGAGTCAGTCTTAAAGATGGTGGACATACTACAAGTCATAAAGCAGTAGAAGATGCAGAGCGTCAAGCCATTGTTGTACAAAAAGCATATATGAAATTAATCAAAGTAGAATTGGTAACACCAAAATGAGATTAGATGCTGATATTGATATTGACTTTGGTAATAGAGATAGATTACTAAGTCTCATTAAACATACCAGAGCAGCCATGCGTAACGTTAACCCTATGCGTAATCATGCCACTGGAGTATATGTTACTGATGTACCTTACGATCCAGTATACGATATTGCAAGTATTGATTATACAGAAGCAGAAAAACGTGGATATTTTAAATTAGATTTATTGAATGTTCATGTGTACGAGTCCGTTAAAAGTGAAGAACATCTATGTGAATTAATGAGAGAACCAAATTGGAATAAATTAAAGGAATCCACTTTTGTCGAAAAACTCATACACTTGAACAATCAATTTTATAATCTACAAAAGATGCCAGAGGATATAGATAGTATTCCTAGACTTGCAATGTTTTTAGCAATTATTCGTCCCGGCAAGAAACACTTGATTGGTGAGAAATGGGGTGAGGTCGCTAAAACTGTATGGGATAAAGGTACAGACGGTTATACGTTCAAGCGTAGTCACGCAGTAGCTTATGCACATTTAGTAGTAGTGCATATGAATTTATTAGGAGAACAGAATGAACTCAGTTGATATGGCAAACAACTTGATTAAACGAGCAATGAATTTACATATGTATATTGTAGAAACAGATGTTCCTAGCAATTTTAGATTTAACGGAGAGATTCCGTTTGATATGACTATTGTTGATGGATGGTTGAGTGCAAAAGTTTATGCTATAGATTTCAGAGAAGCTACTGAAATACTAAATGATTGGTTGATTCAGAATACTGACCTTTAAGGTATTCTTTTTACTAGAGTAATCGACCTACGTTTACTTCTACGTTTAGTAAGTTCATTGATGCTACATACTGGCCCATGAACTACTACTAAACTCTTGTTACTAAAAGTCCTTAAATAAGGCTTAAATATGGCCCATTCTTCTTTGAGGAATAGGTTTATTGGGACTAGTCTGTTAGATTCCCACCACCATATATCACCTAATTCTAAAAACTTTTCTTTTACTATTGGCTCTATTATAGAGCCATAATCATAAATTGTGGTGACAATATCATCACGGTTCTGTATAATTCCTACGTAGTCTTGACCTGCATAGGAGCAAACAGTGATAAAGGGGTGATTTTCGCTAAGTTTCTTAAAAAATTCGTTATGAATCATTGTTGTTTTTTGTGCCGAAGTATTTATCGAAATGTTTTTCCAAATAAATAAATATAATATCAGGAGCATCAATTTTGTACTCAACTGCCGTCTTTTACTACACTCAACGCCAGATTGTATTTTTACTAACCGGGAATTCCCCAAGGAGATATATGCCTGTATACGCTAAACCTTTAACATTACATAAGGGAGTTGATAATCAAATTCAATTCCAGTTTCTAAATCAGGATCAAAAACCTGTCGATATCACAGGTAAATCAATTACCTGTAGAATTTTAAATTATCAAGGTAATGAACTTTTAATTCAAAAAGCACTCACACTGCAACTAGC